AAATTGAGCAAGGGCGAGACGATCGGCTCGGGGATCACCCCCAGGTTGTCCGCGCTGGTCTGGTGCGCGGCGGCGCGCAGGTACAGGTCCATGCGTTCTTTGGCTTGGATCGACCCGGTTTGCGCGGCGGCGTAGTCGACGACGTACTCGCCGGCGGAGCGGTACTCGACCTTCTGGGCGAGCAGTCCCGGGTTGCGGGCGACCGCGAATGCCTCTTGGAGCTCGGCGGTGCGGCGGCTCGACTCGGCGGTGATCTTGGCGCCTTCGCGTAACGGTTGCATCGCCGTCTCGAGGAACTGCATCCGCTCCTTGCAGCGGTTGTAGTGCTCCATCTCCGCGGGGCTCACATCGCGTTTCTCTTCTTGGGCGGCTTCGATGATGCCGTCCATCTGGATCTTCTTTTCCTCGAGCTCCGCCTGGTAGCGGGCGAGGACAGCGTCGGTTGCGTTCGCCATTGAGCGAGTCCTCCACGGAAAACGATCGCGGATCGTGACTTGGTAGCCAGTCGCTCGCTAGCCCGATCGACGCGCCGTTACGTCCGCTGTCCTCGGGGGCGTCCTTCGCTGGGGCGAACGTTAAGACGCGTCCAAGCCGAGCGCAAGCATCCGTCGTTCGACGATGAGACGATCGAGGTTCGGGGTACCGGATACGGGTTCGGCCGGTGCGGAACGGACGGCCAACACCCGGGCGCCTTCGTAGGCGGGTTCGCCGACCATCGCGATATGGGCCAAGAACGCGCGGGTGATCACCCGCCGAGACCGGTCGGTCGTGTATTCCTCGCCACCGGGGTAGGGGGCCATCCCGACTGACGCACCGAGCAGCTCTTCGGCGGCGAGCTCCAGCACGTCGTTCCCAGCGGGCGTGTTGACGATCTTGACGTCGGCACGTAGCCCGCGTTGGTCGTTGGGGTGCAATCCGACGACACGGCCGACCGGCGTTTCGACGTCGTGGCCACGGTTGACACGAATATCGCCCTTGGCGCCGGCGAAGGCGCCGGGTGCGACCGTCTCGGTGATCCATCGGCCGTCATGCACAACGCGGGTCTCTTCGTTGTACGGGACGGCGATCAGCTCGATCACCCGTTCGGGATACCGCACGTTGAGTGTCGTAGCTGTGCGGTACTCGAGCGGACCGTCGGGTCGTTCGTCGTCGTTCACGGTAAGACCCCCGCGGTCATCTGGGTTGCCGGCGGTGCCGGCGCCGGCATGGTGAACCGTTCCCGGCGTGCGATCTCGTCGACCGACAGGGCACCGATGCGGTTCCAGATCTCGGCGGCCTGCGCCCGCTCGAGCGGGCCGGGCCGGACGAATTCGTCACGGTTGAGCTCGACGGTCGTCCCCCGCGGCAACGCCCACCCCGACAGGGCCGACATGACGTGCTGGGCGAGGGGACGTAACCCGGCACGCCACCGGTAGTCGAACAGTGCAGTCGCGTTGAGGTACGTCATCGGGTCGCCGCCACTGGGTAACGCCATGCAGATCGGCGGGACGCTCAGCAGGACCGCGATGCGTGCCTCGTTCCACTGGGCGAGGTCGACGAGCGCCATCTTGTCGGGGTCGAACGACAGGACCTTGAAATCGACGCCGCCCGACAACACGGCCGGATAGCCGAGTGATGACATGCGCGCCGCGACCCATTGCTGCTGCAAGTTCAACGCCTGCGCCGCGGTGAGACGGTTCGGGTGCACAAGCACCGAGTGCGGGACACCACCGGACTGGGCGAGCGTCGACGCGTACCGCGCCAAGGCGGCGGCGGCGACGAGACGCGGGCCGCCGACCTCGAGTGGACCGTGACCGTGCGCGTCACCGACGCGCGACTGGTACCGGATATGCAACAGGTCCGCGGTGACCTCGATCCCACCGACGTAGTAGCGGCGCCGGCCGGCACCGTCGATCTCAGGGTTCACCGACCATGGTGGCATGACATGGAACCGGGCCGGCCATCCCGACGCATACCGGGCCGTCGCCAGGACGAATGCTTCGCCGACACCCTGGTAGTCCCAGAACAGCTGCTTGGCGAATTCCTCGAACGACGCGTAGAGATCAGGGTTCGGGTTGTTCAACCAGTCGGCGTCGAGCGTCGGCGCGGCGTCGACCAGATAGGGCGGCATCGTCGAGAGAATGTTCGTGTTCGAGTCCAGGCACGCCCACGCGGTATCGGTCAACAAAGCAACCGAGCCTTGCCACGACGGGGTCGACCATTCGGTCGGCCATCCGGCCCACGGCGACGCGACGATCGCCGGCGGCGCCTCGAACGGGACCGGGTCCCCGACGACCTCGACACCGGGCGGAGTCGCCTGACGCGTCTCCAGGACTAACCCCGACGCGGTCGTCGACTCCACTGGACGGCCAGGCTAACCCTCGAACCTAACGACGGGGTAGGACACTCACCATGAGCACTGACGCGTTTCAATGGATCCTCGTCTTCGAGGTCGGCATCGCGCTCGGCGCGCTGCTCGGCATCGTCGGGCGCCGCTAGTCCCACCAGGCGCGCGCCAGGAACATCGTGAACACGGTCGCGGCGGCGCCGACGAACACGCCACCGACAAACCCGATCATCAGACTCGCCACCGTCGCCGCAAGACCTGACCGTCGACGACCCGCACCCGCCCGTCGCAGTCGCGCACGAGCTGCTCGATCAGCACACCCGTTTCGCTGACCTCCATCAGCGTCACGGTGTTCGGTTCGAGGTCGAGGCGGTGCATGATCTCGTCGGCCAAGGCTCTGTCGGCCGGCTCGTAGTGGTAGCTGTGCGGCGTGATGACCCGCATCAGTAGATCGCGGGTTCGAGGGTGTCGGCGAGCTCGGCGGCGCGCCACCATGCCATCCGCGCCGCGAGACCGGCGTCGACGAACCCGCCGTCGGCCGGCCGACCAAGGCGGAGGGATCCGTCGCTCGTAGCGCGCGTCACGAGCCGGCCGATGTGGGCGCCGACGAGCTCGTCGTGATCGTGCGCGACGCGCTGCTCGAGGATCGCCCGATACAGCTCACCTGCCGACGTCATGTCGAGCGCGGCGCCGGGTGACCATTCGACGACCGGCACGTCGCCGGTCTCGGCGAGCTCGCGGAACACATGCGGGCGGATCCTGGGGGCGTGGACGATCTCGACGACGTTCCACTGTTGGCATGCGGCGTCGAGCACCGCGCGCAGCCAGTCGTCAGTCGCGGTCTCCGCCGCCCGCCCAAAGAACACCGCGCCGTCGAGGGTCGCGCCGACGACCGCCATCGTGCGCAGATAGGTGCCCTCGACCGCGAGAACGACCTCGGTCCCATCCGCCGGCGCCGCTTGGTACGGACACGCATCCCACGCGCCGACGGGGAGCCATCCCGCCGCACCGTCGACCCACTGCGCCAAGTGGTACACGCGGAACTCGCGCTCCGGCAGGATCGCGGCTTGGACCGCGAGCGCATCCTCGGACAGGATCCCGGCGCGCAACGCGGGGTTGGCTTTGCGCCACGCCTTGCGGTCGTGGACGTCGCAACCGGCGGGTGCGGTCCACTCGAGATACCGGACCGACGCCGGGAGATCGCCATGCTCCGCGAGCTCGCGGAGGCGAAACATGACGTTCGGCTCGAACCCGGGCGTGCCGACCCCGACGACCGCCGCGTCCGCGCGCTTGCCGACCCGGGCGATCAACGACTCGACGATCGCATCCGACGCGAACCCGATCTCGTCGACCACCGCCAGCGAGAAGTTCAAGCCTTGGACGGCGGAGAGCTTGGCGGGGTGCGCCTGGATCCTCGAGCCGGTCGGCCGGTACTCGAGGATCCCGTGGTGCTCCCAGTAGGCGAACAGCTCGACGAGCTCGGGCGAGTGTTCGACCATCCGTTTGGCGACGTCGACGAGCCGGCCGGCCTGTTCCTGTTTCGTGGCGACGACGTCGACCTCGGCGTAGTCGTCACCCCGACAGACCCGCTCGAGCGCCACCGCCGCGAGCAACGTCGTCTTGGTGTTCCCGGCGGGGAGTGACACGAACGCGCCACGGCCGTCGTCGTAGATCGCCTTGAGGATCTCGCGCTGGAACGGTGCGAGGCGCATCAGCTGGCCGGCGTTGTGGCCGGTCGGGATGCGCAGGTACCGCTCGATCCACCGCTGCGCCCGCGCCGCCACCGACCGGTAGTGCCACCCGTGCCACGGCGGCAGCTCGAGCAACCGCAGCTGGGCTTTGGCGCCCGCGCGCCGCAGCTGATCGTGCAGCACTTTGGGCGGGTCGGCCACGGTCACAGTCTGATCGCCCCGGAGCGCTCGCCTTTCGCCGATCGGCCACCTATGTGACTGCGATTGGCTGAC